CAAGTAATGTGAATGTGCTGGGAGATGAGCGCTGGAAGTACTTGCGCAGCAGGGTCTCTAGCTTTTGCTTTGCTGCTGAGTTTCCTTTCCTTGAAAATGGGGAGCCAGGGTTCCTTTTAAATGATCAGAGCTGGGCCTCTTTTTTCACAAGGTTCTGGACCCACTTAGAGTTAAGTGACCAAGAAGAAGAGGGGGAAGATGGAGAATCTCAGCCAGGCCTTAGAGTCTGTACAAGAAGAGCTTCTGAGTCTCTATGAACGAGACAGTAAAGTGCTGGCTGACCAGATCAGGCACTGGAGCCTAACCAGAAGGGAGCAAGTGCTGCTTCACGTTGCAAAAAAACGTGGAGTCACAAGAGTTGGCATGACACCTGTGCCTCCTCTCGCTGTGTCACAGGGGAGGGCAAAGACAGCAATAGAGCAGGAACTGATTCTGCAAGGCCTACAGGAGTCTGAGTTTGGAAAAGAACCCTGGACATTGACTGACACTAGCAGGGAACGTTTACTAGCAGATCCTCCATATTGCTTTAAGAAAGGTGGACAGCAAGTGGAGGTTAGGTTCGATCAGGAGCAGGAAAACGTGACCAGCTACGTGCTCTGGTCACATATTTACCACCAGGGGTCAGATGACAGATGGTACAAAACATCAGGAAAGCTAGACCATTATGGGTTGTATTTCACGGACGAGGACGGTATGAAAGAGTACTATGTGAAATTTGCTGATGAAGCCAAAAAGTTTGGCAGAACGGGTACTTATGAGGTTTTGACACCTATCCCCACCAGTACCTCCACAGCCCCCGGACGTGGAGACTCCTCCACGCCGTCCAGCACCGGGGACTCATTCCCTAAGAAAACCACCACGCCAGCCAAAAAGAGACGGCGACCCCTACGGATCTCATCACCTAGGATTCCACCCACCCATCGGAGACTACGAGGAGGAGGAGGAGGAGGAAGCGGCCGACCTGGAAGTGGAAGACAAAGAGAATTGGGAGCCTCCCAAGCCACGGAACAGAGGCCTACCCCCCCGTCTCCAGAAGAAGTTGGAAGACGTACTGAATCGACTCCTCGAGGATCTCGGTCGCGACTTGGGCAGCTTCTACTCGACGCTCGAGATCCCCCAGTGCTTGTTCTAAAGGGGGATGCAAATTCACTTAAGTGTGTAAGGTATAGGCTCAAATCAAAATACTCTTCTCTTTTCTGTCGGGTGAGCACCACTTTCACATGGACAGCGCCAAGTGGACCTGAGAGATGGGGTCGTTCGCGTATGATGTTAACATTTAGAAATGAGGAGCAAAGGTCACATTTCTTGGACACTGTTTCATTTCCAAAGTCGGTGCAGTTTTTCTTGGGGTCATTAGAAGATTTTTAATTACAAGGAGCCTATACAGGGTGTGGTGGTGGGCAACCAAAAAAATTAGAAACTGGGGTCACATAGATGTGTTTATGGGAAAATATAAGGGGTTCATAATCATTTTAAGTCAGAAGTTGTAGGGGTCATAAGCTAACAACAGAATCAAGATAGAAATAGCTAAGTACAATCAAGTCAAGACAGTTATCTACATATTTAGCCAACATTGGAGAGGGTCTTTAGTGTTAAGTGTTTTAGTGTTCTTATGTAAAACATAGTCAAAGCATTAGTCCACGGTTTCCACTGTTTATCTTAAGGTAGAACATATAGTTTTAGGTTTTAGTACTAAGTCAAGTTAGTTAAACTGCAAATAGTGTGAAGAAGTCTTTACAGATGAGAAGATACAGTACAAAACAAAAACAGAACAGTAATTCACAATAAATAGCAACCACAGACTGAACAGCTGTCACCGCACACAAAACCATATACTTTTTCCTTTCTTGTAATAGGTATGAATGCATGATGTCATGAATGTCTCTGTATGAATACGTTTCCAATTCATGTTTGTGTACAAAACTTGTATGATTATAAAACCTCTGGCACCATTTGTTTGTAAACAACACGTGGGTCACTTCTATAACATTGAACTGTAAAACTCAATCAGTCCAGTTTGCATATTCAACAGTCAGTCAACGCAGCAGCAGAACTGAAGCATCTCTTAACAACTATTTTTCACAAAGTCAGCTTTCTCTTATATC